TTAAAGCTTTACAAGAACAACAGGTTATAATAGAAGCTTTAGAAAAACGTATAGCTGATCTAGAAAATCAATAGATCTATTCAAACAATCACATATTTATATAAAAAGGAATTCTAATGGCACAAAACGTTGCAATATGGCCAGGATCATCATCTTTCTTTGGTGGTGATACACCATTTGGATTATATGATATAGATTCTCAATTTCAATCTGATGCAGAAAAAGTAGCAGATTGGTGCGCTAAACGTATGGGATATCCTATTAATGACATTGAATTACAACCTATCAATTTTTTTGCATGTTTTGAAGAAGCCGTATCCGAGTATGGTGCTCAATTAAACACGTATAATATTCGAGATAACATGTTAAACTTATATGGTGCTAGCACTTCTAGTAATTTAACTGGTCAAAAAGTATCACCTAATTTTGGTGGATTAATTGAATTAGCAGAAGAATATGGAACAGAAGCCGGTTCTGGCGGAAATGTCACTTATTATACAGGGTCAATAGCCGTTACTGCTAGTCAACAAGTATATGACTTTACTGACTCATCAGTTACCACATTAGAATCAGGAACGCCGGGTACAGATGCTATAGAAATTAAACGAATATTTCATGATCCACCTCCAGCAATTGTAAAATATTTTGATCCATTTGTTGGTACTGGATTAGGTTCACAAAATTTAATGACTGAATTTGGATTTGGTGGCATGTCACCAGGAGTATCATTTATGATGATGCCTATTTATGCTGACATGTTGCGCATGCAGGCAATAGAATTTAATGATCAGATACGTAAATCTGCATATACATTTGAATTAATTAATAATAAAATTCGTATATTTCCAATACCAAATGGAACCAATTTTAAAAATGTATATTTTCAATACATTAAAAAATCAGATCGAAGTGCTCCACTAAAAGGAGCATCAGGTACTATATCTGATTATTCAAATGTTCCGTATAATAATGTAATTTATTCAAATATTAATGATGTTGGTAAACAATGGATTCGTAAATATGCATTAGCATTATCTAAAGAAATGTTAGGATTTGTTAGAGGTAAATATTCTGCAATACCAATACCAAATGCAGAAGTTACATTAAACGGCTCTGACCTTTTATCGGCTGGACAAGGCGAAAAAGAGGCCCTTATAACAGAACTTAAAGAGACTCTTGATACAATGTCACGGCAAGCTCAATTAGAACGTAAACAGGCGGAATCAGATGCAATGTTACAGCAAATGAACAAAATTCCGCTTAAAATTTATATAGGATAAAAATGGCATTATTTGGCTCAGCAAGAGATGCAAGTTTAGTTAGATCTATTAATCGAGAAATAATCAATCGATATATAGATACTGAAATTGCATTTTACAAATTAAGCTTAAATGATACTAAAGCTAATATGTATGATGAGGCAGATAGTAAAATATATTATTCGCCAATGCGTATTAACTGTTTAGCATTAAAAGAAGAAAAAACATATACGGGAGAAGATGCATATGATTCTACTAGAATTGGAGAATTTGCATTTTTACGTGATGATTTAAAAGTAAAAAATATTATTATTGAAGAAGGCGATGTTTTAGAATGGGATAATGAATTTTATGAAATAGATGGTGTAGGGGCTTCTCAATATTGGACAGGTAGAAATCCAGATACTGATTTTAGTGCAGATGAGCGTGGTGAATTCGGATTATCAATCGCGGTTAAAGTAACAGCTCATGTAACGCGTAGAAATCGATTAAATATTCAAGAAGTAAGATCTGGTATTAATAGATCTAATAGTATTCCTAGGAACTTGTAATGGCTAAAAAAGAATTAAAACAGACATATAGTAGTTTTTCTCGAGATACACAAATTAATCGAGCAGATGAAACGCGGCGAGATAATGATATTATAAAGACACCGAAATGTACTATTGAAGATGTTGATTGGGCAATTATGTCATATATACAAGATATAATTAAACCACAAATATCAGAAAATGGAAATCTTATTGATGTGCCTATTATGTACGCAAATGGAGAAAAATGGGCACAAGTACAATCAAAAGGCTACATGCGAGACCGTAAAGGTAAAATAATGACCCCGGTAATTACAATACGAAAAAATTCTATTACAGAGCGTGAAATGTTAAAAAAATTAGATGTTAATCAGAATCCAGATGGGAATGCTCAGGTATTACAGAACAAGCATACTAAAATAAATCGATATGATCGATTTTCAGTACAACAAGGAGCAAAACCTGTAAAAGAATTTTATGTAGCAGCAATTCCAGAATATATAGATGTCGCGTACGAATTATTATTATGGACTGAATATACAGAACAAATGAATTCGTTAATAGAACAAATAATGCCTACTGGAGGTTTTGCCTGGGGCACGACTTGGAAATTTCCAACCTTTATACAAGACTATACATTTGAAACATTAAATGCTACTGGCGAAGATCGTATAGTAAGAGCAACTTTACCATTAATGTGTAAAGCAACATTATTAATGCCAGATGAATTGCGCCGATCTACCTTACAAAAACAATATTCAGTTAAACGTATATCGTTTGGAAATGAATATGAATCAGATAATACAAATACAACAGATACACCTAATGGTGGATATTAAATAGGAATAAGTTATGTCAGAATTAAAAAAATTTACACAGGAAGAATTAGATCAAATTGAACAATTGCAAAATCAAAACAATCGATTAATTTTTGATTTAGGTCAAACAGAAATGCAAATACTTTTATTAACTAAAGAACTTGAAAAATTGCAAGAATCAAAAAATAATTTGCAAATACAATATTCAAATTGGCAGACTACAGAAAAAGATTTAGTTGGCAAATTAAATGAAAAATATGGTAGTGGAACTTTAGATATTGAAACTGGTGAGTTTATCCCAGAAAATTGATTGTTTGACAGTTCATATTAATATTTATAAGAAATATAAAAAGAGGAATCACTAATGGCTGAAAAAATTGTATCACCAGGCGTCTTTACTAACGAAGTCGACCAATCATTTTTACCTGCCGGCGTCGCATCAATAGGTGCTGCGGTCGTAGGACCGACTTCAACTGGTCCAGCAAATATACCAACAATCGTATCAAGTTATTCAGAATTTGTCCAAATATTTGGAGGAAAACTAGAATCTGGATCCGGAGCAACACGTAATTCATATAAGTATTTAACAAATTATGCAGCCCAAGAGTATTTAAAATACGCTGATACATTAACAGTTGTTAGAGTATTATCAAGTCTATCAAGTGAAGCTCAGGCAATTGTATCATCTTCTGCAACAACAGGAAATGCTACTGCAAGAGCAACAGTTACTTTAGCAGCTCAATTACCAACAGCATCTGTTCATGAAATATCAATTAATGGAATAGATTTTGTTCCGGTACTTTCATCATCATTATTTGATGATAGTTCTACAGAAAAATATTTTAACTTAGGAACTACAGTTGATGAAATGGGAGCTAATTTAGCAATTGCAATAGCAGCTGCATCAGCAACTACAAATGTATCAGCATCTTATCGAGCCAGTGCTAATGAATTAGTATTATCAGGATCTCAGGCAGGAACAGTTGGTAATGTTGCAATTGCAACTAGTTCAGCAGCTGGAATGGGAGTTGGAGTAGCAGGTCAACCATTTTTAATTCCAACATCAGCGGTATTAACAGGTGGTACTAATACAACAACATCAGGTAATTGTTTTACATTAAAAACATTATCACATGGTGCTGATCAAAACAGTACGGGTCCATTAGGTACTAATAATTTATTAAAATCTGGTTCGGAAAATAATATACGATGGGAAGTTAATAATGTTAATAATTCCAAAGGTACGTTCCAATTATTGTTACGTAGAGGTGATGATACTGATAAACGTAAAACAATTGTAGAACAATACAATAATGTGACATTAGATCCAAATTCATCAAATTATATTGCTAAAGTAATAGGTGATCAAAATGCTACTTATAATGCTAACGGAACTGATCCATATATTGCATATACTGGTGATTATCCAAATCGTTCTAGATATGTACGTGTAACAGTTAATCAAACAACATTAAATTATTTAGATGAAAATGGCCAAGTAAGAGATGGATCATTATCTGGATCTTTACCATCTGCCGTATCTGGAGCATTTGGCGGCGGATCAGATGGTACTGTATCACATCCGAGAGCATTTAATGAAAATATCGCAAATGATAATTCTCAAGGTATTACATTTACAGCCGGCGGTAATACAGAATATATTGATGCAATTCGATTATTAAAAAATCAAGATGAATATGACATTAATATATTATCATTGCCAGGTCTAGTAGATAGCCATGCCAATCATGCACCTGTTATAACAGAAGCAATTAATATGGTAGAAGATCGTGGAGATTGTTTTTTAATAATAGATCCTGTAGCACATGGAGAAACTAGTTTAGCTAATGTTACTGCTAAGGCAGAATCTAGAGATTCAAATTATGTTGCAGAATATTGGCCATGGATAAAAATACCTGATGCCGATTTGGGTCGTAATGTATGGATACCAGCTTCAACAGTAATACCTAGTGTATATGCATTTAATGATAGAGTAGCTGCTCCATGGTTTGCACCTGCAGGTTTAAATAGAGGTGGAATTGATATTGCAGTTCAGGCAGAACGTAAATTAACGCATGCTAATAGAGATACTTTATATGATTCAAATGTGAATCCAATTGCAACGTTCCCTAATGCAGGTGTTACTGTATTTGGACAGAAAACGTTACAAAAGAAAGCCTCGGCATTAGATAGAGTAAATGTACGTAGATTATTAATAGCTGCTAAGAAATTTATTGCATCATCTACTAAATTTTTAGTATTTGAACAAAATACATCAGCTACTAGAAATAGATTTTTAAGTATTGTTAATCCATATTTTGAAGACATACAACAAAGACAAGGTTTATATGCATTTAAAGTTGTTATGGATGGATCTAATAATACAGCAGATGTAATTGATAGAAATGAAATGAGAGGTCAAATATTTATGCAACCTGCTAAGACAGCAGAATTTATTGTAGTTGACTTTAATATTCTACCAACTGGTGCATCATTTCCAGAATAAAATCTGAAAACATGATATTTATATAAAAGAGGAATAAAAGATGGCAGAATTACTTGACCCGAGCGAATTATTTTATACAGCATATGAACCTAAAATGGCCAATAGGTTTATTATGTACATTGAAGGAATACCTTCATATCTTATAAAGGCTGCATCACGTCCATCATTAGATCAAGGAGAAGTTATTCTAGATCATATTAATGTTGAACGTAAATTAAAAGGTAAAACTAGATGGCAAGATGTTACTGTAACGTTATATGATCCAGTTGTACCATCAGGAGCGCAGGCAGTTATGGAATGGGTACGGTTACATCATGAATCTGTTACTGGTAGAGATGGTTATTCAGATATGTATAAAAAGGAAATTACATTTAACTCTTTAGGACCAGTTGGTGATAAAGTTGAAGAATGGACTTTAAAAGGTGCATTTATATCAGCAGCAACATTTGGTGATATGGATTGGGCAACAGAAGATCCTGTACAGATTGAATTAACTCTAAAATACGATTACGCAATATTACAATTTTAAAATATACTTCTCTCCCGAAGTTGCGAGGTAAGGGCGTCATTAATTTGGCGTCCTTTCTTACACTTAACATATTTATATTAAATAAAAGTTATTAAAGGAATATTATGTCAGAAAAAGTTAACGATGATTATCCAAAAACTCAGTTATCGGATCAACAATTAAAAGATATTGCGATTGCAAAATATGAAACAGGTGCAACAGACTCAACACAGACGTTTGATTTCCCAACTGAAATAGTTGAATTGCCAAGTAAAGGAAAATTATATCCAGTAGATTCTCCATTACATTCTGGTACAATTGAAATGAAATATATGTCTGCCGTAGAAGAAGATATACTTACTAATGAATCATTTATTAAGCAGGGTATTGTATTAGATAAATTATTTAAAGCTTTAATAGTAACACCAATTAATTATAATGATTTATTGTTATGTGATAAAAATGCAATAATGATAGCTGCTCGTATTTTAGGATATGGCAAAAATTATGAGATAACAGCTACAAATCCAAAGACCGGTGAAAAGCATAAGGTTACTGTTGACTTAACTAAATTAAATGAAACTGAAATCGATCGGTCTGTGCATGCAAATGGTAAAAATGAATTCGAATTCGAATTACCAGCTAGTAAACGAAAAGTTACATTGCAATTATTAACTCAAGGTGACCAACGTAAAATAGATGCTGAACTTAAAAATTTAGCTAAATTAAAACGTAATGCTACATTAACTACTACATTAAAATATGTTATTATAGGATTAGATGGAAATAAAGATTTAACAGAAGTTCGTAAATTTATTGAAACAGAGTTATTGGCAATCGATTCTCGCGCAATACGCAAATACCTTAGAACTGTAACTCCAGAAATTAATTTAACAATAGATGTGCCAGATGGAGAGTCTGGCGATACATTTCAATCTCCGGTTACCATCGGACTGGACTTTTTTTGGCCTGACGCCGAGCTATAAATTACACGTAGCAAACCAAATATTTGATTTAACATACCATAGTAAAGGATCGTTTACATATACTGATGTACGTAATATGCCAGTACATATGAGAATATATTATATACGCAAGCTTAATAAATTATTAGAAGACCAAGCTAAAGAACAGGAAAAGGCTACCAGCCAGATGAGATCAAAGTCCAAATCTACACCCCCAAGAATGAAACGTTAATCATATTTATTAAAAAGGATAATACTGTATGGCAATAAATAAATTTGAAAAGCAGGCTCTAAAGGAAATTAATCGAAATGAGCAAATTACTGAAGGATTATCCTTATCCTTATTGAAATGGTTTTTTAAGCCTAAAGTTAAAAAGGCTATGAAAAAATTAGCATCAGATGGTGATTTACAATCAACAATTATTACTTTTAACCAAAACGCTAAAAAATTAAAAGATGATATAAAAAATCATCCACGACGAGATAATCTAGATCCTGAATTAGTTGCGTTAATTAACAAACTATAAGCTATGGCAGAAAACGGCGGCACATCTGAAAATATACGAAATTTAGAGCTAGCAGCTAAACAGGCTGCATTATACAACGATGCTAGGCAAGATACTAAAGATTTAACTCGAGAGTTGCTATTAGATGAAACTAAAATTTTACAAGCAGCAGATAAACGTGTGCAAATTGCAAAAACTCAAAGAGATTTGTCACGTGAATTGAGAGAATTAGAAAAAGACAAAAAAAATCTTAGCGATGATGATTACAATCTTGCAAAAGATAATTTAGATCTTTCAAAAAGAACGTTAAAATTAGCAGTTGATAATAATAAACGTATACAAAAAACAAAAGCTGGATTAACTAGTGTTAATAACACCATGAGATCATTAGTGGATTCGGCAGAATCTTTTTTAAATGCATTACCAGGCGGCGCCGGCCTAATCAAATTATTTGGTATTGATAAATTAGCCGATTCATTTACAGATGCATTAAATGCTGCCGGTCAAGTATTTATGAATACTCGAGACATAGGTAAATCTATAACAGCTTTTTCTGGTACTCTAATGGGACTCATTAATCCATTCACTATACTTGCTGCTATAGCTGCTGGGCTAATTGCAGTGTTTATAAATTTTGAAAAGAAAGCTAAAGGCGTGGCAGACGCCACCGGCCTAACATTGCAACAATCTAAAGCATTAGTTAAAGAAGCTAAAACAGTAGCCACATCATTTGATTCGCAACTAGCTACCTCTACAGATATTCTAGAAGTTCAAAAAGCAACTGTTAAAGAATTTGGTATAGCTAATATGTTATCAGCAGAACAGGCTGGTAATGTAGCCGAAATAGGTAAGGCATTTGGTATAGGAGCAAAAGCAGCTGCTGACGTTACCAATGAATTTATGCGTATGGGAATGACCGGCTCGGATGCAGCAAATGCATTACAAGACGTATCAGCCGAAGCATTAAAAGCTGGGGTATCTGTTGGCACAGTTACTGCAGATATAGCAGCTAACGCAAAAAATGTTGCCAAATTCTTTGGAGGTAATGTAAAGGCATTACAAAAAGCTGCAGTACAAGCTGCCAAATTAGGTGTTAGTTTATCAACTATGGCAAAAGTGTCTGAAAAATTATTAGATTTTGAAAATTCAATTTCTAGTCAATTTGAATTTCAAGCATTAACTGGTAAAATGATAAACTTTGATGCTGCAAGAGAATTAGCATTAAGAGGAGATATTGCCGGCGCAACTAAAAGCATATTAGATCAAGTAGGTGGTATAGCTGAATTTGATAACATGAGTTTCTTAGCTCGTAAAAAATTAGCAGAAGCAACTGGTATGAGTGTTGATGAACTACAAAAATCATTAACAATACAAAGTAAATTAGGCGATTTAACTGCAGATCAACAAGCATCCATGGCTAATATGGGATTATCTGCTGCCCAGATAAAAAATATGAGCTCAGAAGAATTGAAAACACGTTTAGCTCAACAACAGGCAACTGATAGATTAGCCGCAGGATTTTCTGCAATGAAAGATGATTTGACTAAAGCATTGATTCCTGCGGGGGAAGCATTAGTATCATTATTTTCAATGTTGTCTCCAATACTTAAAGTAATTGGCGGTACTTTAAAAATTGCATTTTTACCTATTACAATAGCAGCTAAAGCCATGCAAATGTTACTTGATTTGGCTAGACAATTTTCAGGCGTAACAGCTGGTATATTAACATTTACTACATTAATTGTAGCTAAAAAGAAAGAAGAAGCTATTTTAAGTGCAGCAAATAATGCTCATGAATTAATTTCAAATGGATATACTCAAGCAAAATTATTTTTACAAGAAAGTTTAAATATGGCAAAACTAAAAGAAGGTGCCATTGGAGTAAAAAATATGGTAAAAACAGCCGCAGAAGGTGCTACAGTATTAGCTAAAGCAGTTGCTACTTTATTTGGATCATTTGGCGCGATACCATTTGGTTTAGGTATTCCATTAGCAATAGCAGCAGCCGGCGGATTATTTGCAATGTTTTCAAAGGCAACTTCTGTAGGTGATTTAGGCATTGATCCAAATGGCGGCCCAATAGTGGCATCACCTCGCGAAGGTGGATTATTTCAAGGTACTCGAAATGATGGTGTTTCAATGAGTCCTTCACATGGAGCAGATGGTGGTGGTGGTGGAAATGTTGCCGCGGCAATTGCTCAAACAAATGCATTGTTACGAGAATTAATATCAATGGGTACAGTTATTGAAATGGATGGGCAATTAGTAGGTCAAGTAGTAAGAACGGCAGATTCATTTAGGAGAAAATAATGGCGTTAATAGAAATGACTTCAGATCTATCTCGTAAAGATAATCCTCAGAATATAACAAAAATTATTGGCCGGCCATCACCTACAGCAATTGCAAGAGATGCTAAACGTATAGGTAAATTTTTATTATCTCCAAAAGGACTTTTATATACCGGTAAACAATTTGTTTTACAAATAATGAATCCTAATACAGAAAACGTTAAAGGGAAAGCTGGCATTGGCTTAACTAAAATATATGATCCATTATCACCATTAACAAATGCTATTGGAGCTCCGTTAGGATTACGGACTACAAGACATATGCCACCTGTGGTAAGAGCAGCTAGTTCAACGTATGAAGGCATACATAAATTACGTAATGCAGATGAAGAAGGCGAAACAAATAATCGATTATTGCGATTAAAAACTGAACTAATGTTTGAAGCAGGTACAGGGACAGAAAAAGAAACGTTTCTTAAAAAATTACAAAATATAAGTAATACAATACAAGGACATGCAGGAGCTACTATAAATACTTTATCTGGTGTAACTGGACCTACTTCATTAGGTGGTATTGGTTTAACTACTATACGAAGATATGAAGATACACGTTTAAAAAAGCAATTAAAACTTAAAACGTCTCATCCAGAAGGATATGGAATTTTACGTCAAACCTCACCTGGAATTCTAGATAAAACTCCGCCAGAGTCAAAAGAATCTCGTGTAGGAAAAGCTTTATTTGATGGCGGTGATAAGCGTAAACAAGCAATAGTAAATCAATACAAACAAATCATGTATGGACAAATACCAGATCGTAGCAATCAGCCAAGTATACCATCTCAAATTGTACGATTTGACCGATTAAAAGAAACTGGACAAGGAAATGTTAAATCATATTATGATAACGAATCTGCTCGACAAAGCAATTTTGGAAACACATTGCAATTAATTGAAACAATTAATAATGCAAAGGCAATTGATGAAACTGAAAATTATTCAATAATAGATTTTCAATTCAATGATATAAAATTTAAAGCATATCTAGGTACATTATCAGATAATTTTGCACCAGGCTGGGATTCTGCTAATGATGTTGGTCGTGCAGATCCTAGATATCAATATACTAGTTTTGAACGCACTATAACATTTGATTTTAGAGTAGTAATTGAATCTAAAAAAGATGCTACAGTTATATGGCAAAAATTACAAGATCTAGCTAGATTTACTCATCCTGTATACGGCTCAGAAGGATTCTTTGGTCAAACAACAAACATTACCATAGGAAAATTATTTAACGCAAAACCAATGATTATTACAGATTTAGGATATGATTGGGACAATGAAACACCGTGGGAAATAGATTCAGATCTACAACATCCTATGTATACAAATGTTGCCATGTCATGTACAATATTAGGAGATCGTCCACAAAGTAATAGCATGGTATATGGAATTAAGGATTTGACATAATGGATAGATACCAATTTACAAAAACACGACAAGATAAATATCAAATTACCCAATATCCTAAATTTGCAAAACAACAAAGTGATCTTTATATTGTATCACGCGAAGGTGACCGTTTAGATTTATTGGCAAATGAATTTTATAAAGATCCACGATATTGGTGGGTTTTAGCAGAAGCAAATAATGTAGGTAAAGGTACAATGATTGTACCATCTGGATTACAGTTACGAATACCCTTTCCAATTACTAATTTGCTTGACAATCTTCGCGATGTTGAGGAAAATAAATAATGGCACAAAACTTTTATTATAAACAATCTAAAATTACAGAAAATGATATTTACACAAATAGTCGATTGCGTAATAATGCTTTTGTAACTGTTACATCGATTGATAATAGTTTTAGGTTACCAATACAATCTACATCATTTAATGCCACATATAATCCAAACGGGACTGGTAGAGCAGCTCCTATATTAAAAGATGTGAAAATTTCATTGGAAGGAGAAGCCGCGTCATTACGAAGAGCAGAGGTGTCATTTTTATGTTATGATCGCACATCTTTTGAAAAGGCAGAAGCTGCTTTATTAATACCAGGGTCAGAAATTGCTATTAATTATGGATATGTAGGCCCTGACCGACCTTCACAATCTGGTAAATACACATTTCGTGTATATGATTATTCATTTAAAATTACAAAACAAAATTATTTTGAATGTTCGTTAAAAGCGGTTGCCAAAGGAACTGGCGCGGAATTTGATTTATTGAATATTAATGGAGTGCAATCATTTCCTGATAAAGAATTTGTTACAAATTATAATGGTATAAATGATACAGCAACTATAAAAAATTTATTTGATTATCTAGATTGGCAAGTACAAAAATATTCTGGTGAAATAGATGATTTTGAATTTGATCCACCAAATGGTACATGTGGTAAATTAAAAGATGCTGGCGGCCATTATGCAGTAATTATAGCACCAGATGATTATGAACCAGATACAAAATTACGCAACGGATTATTAAGTTATGACCGTATTGTATATGTAACATTAGAATCTATAGTCGGTGCTATAAACAAATATATTCTTAAAAACAATGAAAATGGTTATCAAATTAAATTTGATGATGCATATTCAGCAATTAATTTAACTTTTGAAGCCGGTCGTATATTTAGTCCAGAACCTTTTAATGTATTATTTGCATATAACAAAGGAATTGATGAAAATTTTTATGGTGCAAAAAATGCTAATGAAAATGATACAATCAATTGTGACGTATTTTATAAACGTAATATTTCTGCATTTAACAATTTTCGTATTGATCAAAATGGCGCTAAAGGAATATTAATAAGCCGTGATATGTTACGTAGTATACAAAATACATTTAATTCTAAAGCATTAAATGAAGATGAATCTACAGAAGATACGGAGAAAGCTGATGCTACTATTAATCTTAATGAATTTTTTAAAAAAATATTTGCTGTAATACGTGATTGTAGTGGAGGTGATTGGAATTTTTCGCTAGAAAAGACAGAAGGAGATTTAGATTCAGAAGACAAAAAGCATCCCGGTGCAATATGGATTGTAAATAAAAATTCACCAGTTAAAGGCACAGTAAAACCTTTAATGCTAAGTCCAGTATCTGGACAAAATGGAGTACGAGACATGTCATTATCTGGGCAAGTACCAAAGGATATACAAGCACAAGCATTTGGCGGAGCCCCTACCGTAACTAAAGAGCAGATTGCAGCAGATACAATAGCCGGTAAACCGACTCCTCAAAAAAAGATACAAGATGAAATTGAAAAATTAAAAGAAGAATTACCAAAAGCTAAAAAAGACTTAAATGATGATTCATATTCTGCAGATTCTGTAACTGCAGCAAAGGGATTAATAAAACGTTTAGTCAATGCTTTATCTGTGGAAGATTGGGGCAAAAAAAATAAATTATTAGAACCAACACCGTATCCATTAAAATTAACTTTAACTATTGATGGTATAGAAGGATTTAGATTTGGCGATACTATTACATCTGATTATTTACCATCTAGATATACAAAAAATGTAGGTGTCAGAACTGTATTTACAATAACAAAGTATACTCATACAATTAAAGGAAATGATTGGTCAACTCAAATTGAAACAGTATGTCGATTAGTAAAGGATGATTAATGCAACGGCCAGTATATACACCAAAAAATCAAATAAAAACTAGTCTGTATACATATGGACAAGAATGGATGACTATTGATGATGTTAATTACATAGGTTTATATCATCAATATCCTAACGGTGCTACATACTCTGAATCAGAATTTAATAATTATAGTGTAGAATTAAAATTATATACAGCGGCAATAGAATTAGAAAATACTAGTATGTATTATAAATTGACAGGTACTCGTTTTAATAATTATATTTCACCTAAATATTATTATCCTAGTTTAACAGTAGAAGATTACAAAGTAGCAAATTTTTCTAGATATTTTGTTCAACGTAAGAATAATTTATTAGAAATAATTGAAATTGATAAATTATCTTTTAAAAATATTAATAATAATAATGAAATAGGCATTGACTCTGGCCAATATAATAAAGTAAAAATACAATGGTCAATTGTTGGTACGGAATCTGATGTCAAAAATGCCAATCAACGTGTTATACTAAATTCTAATATGCTAAAATTAGATACATATTTAACAGATCCAGTAGAATTTTATAAGTGATTACATTTGGTTATATGAAATATTTTTCTTATATTGCTATAGATGCAGATAATAGAAGATGAAATAGAGTTACAAAAAGTATTAATGTCTTTAAATGCTGGTAATTCATTTTGGATACCAATATATTCAGATCCGTTCCAACATTATATGAATAATCGCATTAGTTTTATATACATATATTCAATTGTGGATGATATTGATTACGTGTTACCTTTCCATCATATGGACTGTATAAACCTCAATACCGAACGTTTGCAGGACCTTACTAGTAGTCATGATATATATGTCTTAGCCAAGAAACGGTTTGCTCATTTCAATGCTAATAAATGCTATGATGCTGATATGGTTGCGTGGTGGCAAACTCATCGAATGTTACCATTAAATGAAACAAATACAGTTGCCCATGATGTTTGGAACCGGTGGTGGCATAATGAAACAAATACATATGACTGGCTACCAATAACATGTCATATAGATCGATGTATTGCAATGCGTATAAAATTTATGGAATCATATGCAACATTTGAAAAGACAGATAAATTTGAAGCATATGAACAAATGATTACAGATAATTTGTATGCAATAGAAAATTCTGGCTTGCAAGTTGATTATACAAAATTTTTAGAAAAGTTTAAATCAAATGGCATTCATGATCATAAAGCATATTCAGAATATAACATGTATACAACTACAGGCCGCCCATCTAATAAATTTGGTGGTGTAAATTATGCTGCATTAAATAAAGAAGATGGCTGTCGTGAATCATTTATAAGCCGGTGGGAAAGAGGTATGTTATTGGAAATGGACTTTGATGCATACCATCCACGCTTAATAGCAGATATTATAGGATATGATTTACCAGAAGGATCTATTCATGAATATTTTGGTAAACAATATTTTGGAAAGGAAGAATTATCTGAATTAGAGTATGAAGATTCTAAAAAAATTACATTCCGGTTATTATATGGAGGTATAGATAAAGACTTCGCAACAATACCATTTTTTGGTAAAGTTAAAGAATTTATAAAGGTGTTATGGTCTGAATTTAAAAAGAATGGACATGTACTTACTCCGTATTTTAAACGACCTTTATATGCCAAACATTTACATGACATGAATCCTAACAAATTGTTTAATTATTTGTTACAAGCATCAGAAACAGAAAATAATCTACATGTCATAAATGACGTTAATACATTAATATCAGAATATAATTCAAAATTAATATTATATACATATGATTCATTGCTATTTGATTTTGATTTACGTGATGGTAAAGAATTAATGATAAAAATAAAAAATGTTATGTCACAATCAGGTAAATATCCGGTTAAAATTAAAGCTGGTGTAAATTATCATGTCATGTCTGACATGACTTCTAAAATTGTTTAATATTTATTTAAAAGAAAGTGTTTATGAATAAAGATAGCATTATACGCGAATGGTTTTACCGACTTCCTAATGGATATGCAACAGCGCCTTATTCAAAAAAAGAAATAGATGTATTACATGAAGTTCTAACAGAGAATGGAATGAATGGCTCTATTTTTGCAAAGGAAGTAGATCAATTAGACCAAGCATTTCATGATGCTACTCCAATTGAAGATGAAGAAGCTGTTAATATAAGAGAAGCATTAGTTAGTATTGGAGATAAAAAATATCAATTAAATAAATCAGAAATTGAAAAGATTACTGGATATCTAGAAAAGGATATGAAGAAAAAAGACTTTAATCCAATGGGTAGACAAATAAAAACTACATCTGGTAAAAGTTTATTACCAAAAGCTAAACGTATGATAGGCAAATTTGCAGAAGAAGGACATTGGCAACAATGGTTAGATACAGTAGAAGGCATCATACCAGACAAAAAATTACAAAAACTTTACTTCACTTTATATGATATTACATCAGCAACATATACAGCAAAATATATTGACGAAGTTTTAGATGAATTATATAGCGCAGATCCAGAATCATTAGCTAAACATTTATTTAGTTTAAAAACAATTCCAGGAGGTGCTGGTAATACCGGCATGAATGTCCCAACTGACTTTTACGGCTTAGCAGATATAGGAACAGCGAGAGGTGGCTCAAAAGGTACTGAGATGGGTAGAGGAGAATATCTGATACCATTATTATTTGATAGAGGAGAATTAGGAGGCGCTAACGCAACTCATGATGTTACTATTAATGGTAAAGGCTGGCACGTTAAAGAACTAAAGAATAAAAATACATATATTAGATTAGGTAAAAATACCTTTGCTGATTCTAAACTAGCCAGTACATTAGGTAGAGTATTAGGCGGAAAATCAAAAACAGAATTTGCATTAACTACAGTAATTGCTGATGGTATGGTTAGAGATGGCGTAATAGAAGCATTAAATAATGAGTATGGTGGTATTGAAAATGATTATGATGCATTAATGAAAATACAATCTGAATTAGATATTGAAATGAAACGAGATGGTATTGCAGATGGAGATGGCCAAGGTGTAATATTTTATGTTGCCTCAGAACAAAAAGTATGGTTTGTGCCAACGGAGGAGTGTGTTTGTGGCGGTGGAACACAAGGAGCACATACAGTTGGGATGTCACATTCTGGTCGACCAGAAGGTAAATTTGCAACAGAAGCTAGAAAAATAGGATAAAATTTGAAAACGCAATTATTATGCACTTTTGCACATAAAAGAGATTTGGAGTTGGTAGCAGATTATGTGTCAAAGTCATACATAGTATCAGAAAAGAGATTATTTGTGTTTGAGGATGCAAATAGCAGAGCAGACTTATACGTAACTTATAACGTGGAACCAGATGATTATGGTAAAACACCAAATACCATAATGATACATAGAAAAAAAGAAACTAACACATTGTATACGGTAAATGCTTTGAATGCAATTATCAGAAAAACAAATAATGGTGTACTAGATAAAAAGTTTATTATTAATTGGCCGGTATATGAAAATTCGTTAATGTTAAATGATGGAAATGATGTACGCCATATACATTTAAATTTATTCAAAAGAATTGATTTATAATTAGGATAATTAAAAAATATTCATTATATTTATATTAAAGTAGGAATAATTATGGCTTTAGAAGGTTGGGTTTCATCAAATTTTAACACATTCACTCCAGGTGATATTATAACACATAATCAAATTTTAGATAATCATGATTTATGGTTTGGATATCCCATAAAAATGGCAAAGGTATTTTTAACTGCATCAACAGTAGAAGATTCAAATATATATTTAGAACAATTTCAAATTCCATGGCGTATATCAAAAGTAGAAGTTGTAAACGGCATGCGTCAATGGACAATAGCATAACAAATAACAAATAACAAATAAATTAAAACTTTTTTCATAAAACCTTTGGTAGAGTGAAATAAGTTTCTTATATTAATAAATAATAAATAACCATTAATAATTAAAAAGGAAAAAAATGGCAATTAATTTAGACGCGATTAAGGCAAAACTTAATCAATTACAAACGACAGGCGCTCGCCGAGACAATTTATGGAAACCAGAACCTGGTAAACAAGTAGTAAGAATTGTTCCTTATCAACATGATAGAGATAATCCATTCCAAGAACTTTATTTTCATTACAATTTAGGTAAGAAAAATTATCTATCTCCAGTAACTCATGGTAAACCAGATCCTGTAGTAGAATTTTGTGAAAAGCTTAAAGCATCTGGTAATTCAGATGAATGGAAGTTAGGTAAGCAAATGGAGCCTAAAATGAGAACATATGTTCCGGTAATTGTAAGAGGTAAAGAGTCTGAAGGTGTCAAAATGTGGGGCTTTGGTAAAACTGTATATCAAGAGCTATTAGGGTTCATTACAGACCCGGATTATGGTGATATTACCGATGTAACTGGTGGTCGTGATATAGTAGTTGAGTTTACTCCGGCAGAAGGAGCAGGTCAATATCCTAAAACATCAATTCGTGTTAAGCCTAATGTAACGGCTATGACAGAAGATCGTAATGTTGCAGAGCGTGTTGCAAAAGAGCAACCAGATTTAGCAGTTATATTTAAAGAACCATCATATGATGATCTTAAAGCTGCATTGGAATCATATTTGAATCCAGATGCAGAAACATCAACAGAAACAGTTACGACTCCGGAGAAAGCTCCAGAACCAGCTCCAGCTGGTGTCAATAAAGTGGATGATGTATCCGCTGCATTTGATGAGTTATTCAACGACTAAAAGGTTATAAATGGCAAAGTCAAAAACAAAAAGTGAGCTAGCGGATTCCCTAGCCGTAGAATTAGCTGATAGTCTTAATAAGAAATTTAAGAATACAGGATATCAAACTGCATTTTTCTTGGACGGTGATACTAAGGCGCCTAGTGAAGTACGTGGTTGGGTAGGTAGTGGATCATCAATGCTCGATCTTGCAATTTCAAATCGTAAAGAAGGTGGCTTTCCTGTTGGAAGGATATCAGAAATTACAGGATTAGAAGCATCTGGTAAATCATTATTAGCGGCACATGCATTGGCAAATTGTCAAAAAGAAGGCGGTTTAGCGGTTTATATAGATACTGAAAATGCAATTAGTAGAGAGTTTTTAGAAGCAATTGGACTTGATCTTAATAAGATGTTATATGTTCCATTAGAAACTATTGAGGATATTTTTGAAGCAATTGAAAGTATAGTTGTAAAAATACGCGAATCTAGTAAAGATCGTTTAGTTACAATTGTAGTAGATTCTGTAATGGGAGCTTCTACAAAAATTGAAATGGCTAAAGAATTTGATAAAGATGGTTATGCAACTAGTAAAGCTATTATTTTATCAAAAGGTATGCGAAAACTTACTAACATGATAGGACGTGAAAAGATTTGTTTAATATTTACAAATCAATTAAGGACTAGATTGGGAGTAGCATTTGGCGATCCTTATACTACCTCTGGTGGTAAAGCTATTCCATTCCATGCCTCGGTACGGTTACGATTAAAATCAGTTGGTCAAATCAAAGTTAAGAAAGACGGAGTTGATCAGGCTATCGGAATTAAAACTAGATGCCAAGTGGTTAAAAACAGAATGGGCCCGCCATTAAAAACTGTTGATTATGATATCTA